TTATTTAGCAGATAAAAAAGTAGAAGAGGAAGATATAGATTGGTTAAACATGCATAACAACATGATGGAGGATAAAAAAAATGACAGATAATGTAAACCACCCGGCACACTACCGAACAGGATCCGTGGAATGTATAGACGCAATTAAGGCCGCTTTGTCCAGAGAAGAGTTTAAAGGCTACCTAAAAGCTGCAGCAATTAAGTACATTTGGAGAGAAGATCATAAAGGTAGAAACATTGAGGATCTTAAAAAGTCTGTATGGTATCTTAATCGTTTGATTAAAGAATTAGAGGAGCAGTAATGGATATGAGCTTCTATGCCGTATTAGGCATACTGCTACTAATGATTTACGCTTTAGTACAAAACAAATAAAAAAGGGGCATAAAGCCCCTTAGTTTTATCCCTTAGATTAAAAAGGAGGGACCATTTCCTTTGGTGGACTCATGTCAGAATCAGCTTCTGGCAGATACAATCGGATCTTAGTCTTCTTAGTATTTACCACTCCATTGTCGCCCTGGAACTGATCTTCAATCTGTTCAGTCTTTAACACCAGTCTCTTGCCAACAAAGTCGCTATGGTTCTCTGGATACTTCTTAAAGCCAACAGCTTTCGTAAGCCTGGTAAATATCTCCGTGCTTATTCTTTTGTTGTCTTCGTTAGTAGCCCAAAGGTTATACCATTCATTATGATCACGATACTTACCGCCATCTAATTGAAATGTGACCTTTAGCGTATGATTACCTGCTTTAGACTTGTATTTGTCTGTAGCAATAACCTTTGCGTTATGTTCTCCATCTGGAGCAAGAGGGACACCACCACCTGATGATAGTTCCTCTAAGTTATCAAAAAATTCTACATCACCGAAATCAGACATTTGCTTCTCCTATATTGTCGTTAGTTAATGTAAACCCTAACTTCTCAATTAAGGCAGTTATGTTTGGCTTCTCAAAAGCCTCCAGCTTTCCACTACGATCTTTAGCTTTATAGCCTTGACCATACGTAGTTTGTAGCCATCTCGTTTGGACATTTTTACCGTCCTCATCTTGATCTTCAATGATGCGAAGTGCAAGAACTTCATCAAAGAAATATGTAATTGATTCGCCTAATTTAGTACCGACCATTTTAGGAGCGTGTCTTAATACGCCATCATCATTAACCACATCTTCTTTACAAAGAAATAATACATGCATATTTAAATCTCTAAATGCACGCATTAAATTTGTCACAGATTCCTGGACATTACCGTATGCCATACGTGGATCTTTACTACGAGACTTCTCCCATGTAAGTAAGATCTCACTTATTTCTGATACTGAATCTAAACATACTGTATCGTATTGTAATGCTCCAGACTTCAAAGCATTGTGAAGTTCCATAACTTCTGATGCTTCTTTTACTTCAATAGCTTCAACATTGTTTGCATCTTTAATAGATAACAAACCAGCTTCAGCACTTATAACAAGTACCTTACCTGGTGCGGTTTTAGCTAATGTAGTTTTCCCTGCTCCAGCCATACCATATACCAAGATTTTTGCACCTTGGTTCTGTACTAACTTTTGCGGAGATACTATTCTATTTTGTATTTCCATATCTACTTCTCCTGTAGTAATAAATTTAACTTGCATATTATATAACAGATAAGTACAATATGTAAAATGTTATTTTAACATAATGTTGAAAAGGAGAAGTAAATGGACAACATCAATAAAGAAGACCAAACCTGGCAAGCGAATTATTATTTTAGAACAAAGACACTAGCAACAAGAAAACTAAAGGAATTTGAAACTATGGGAATCAAACCAAACCACACCGATAGGAGGGTTAAAAAATATTCACTTAGAGATTATATAGAATTTTTAGGACAAGCAAAAGCTGCGGCAGAGTTTGATTGTTCTGAAGCATCATGTAAGTCTTGGAGATATGGATACAGACAACCAACTATTAATCAAGCAAAAAAAATTATACGAGCAACTGAAGGTCGTTTAGATTATGAGTCTATTTATGGACCCATATCTGAAATACTAGACACAGAAGCTTAAAGTGTTTCAGCTCAATATAACTGAGGACGACACATCCTTAGAGCAAGCACTTGCCTATTATGATGAAGGCTATAATGTTGTACCTCTACAAAGATCCAACAAAAAGCCACCATCTTTTCTAGGCAGTTGGGAGCAATACAAACAGTCAAGACCTGAAAGAAGCCTTGTAGAATCATGGTTTAAGGGCAGAGACAACTTACAGGTTGCACTTGTCTGTGGTAAGTTTGTGGTTGTTGATGCTGACTCTCCAGAGGCTATGGACTGGGTAGAAAAGAATATGCCTGCTTGTCCATTCAAAGTTATTACTGGTAAGGGTATGCATTACTATTATAACAACCCAGAGAACTACACTACCTTTGCTACAAGAAGAACTAACGACACTCCCATTGAAAGACTCATAGATATTAGAGGAGTTGGTGGATTAATAATTGCACCTTGGAACAGACATGCAAACGGACAAGTATATAAACCTGTCACCTTCCCGGACTGGAAGATCTATGACCACAATGATTTACCAGACTTTACAGAGGTTGAGTTTCAAAAGATAACTGGCGTACCAAAGACAGATACAGGAGTTCAAACTGCACCCTTCTCATTAGATGGTGTATTAGAAGGATCTAGGAATGATGGAGCTGCAAGAATTGCAGGCTACCTAATATCTAAAAATGTCAATACAGAATTTGTAAAGATCTTTCTACAAAACTGGAACAAAAATAACAATCCACCCTTACCACAGACAGAGATAGATGGCGTAGTAGAGAGCGTCAAAAGTACACACGATAGAAAAAACAAGATAGCACCATTATTTATACAAGCCACAGAAACCATACAAAAACCAAAAGATCTATTTAATCCTCCAGGCCTTCTTAAAGACATGTTTAAGTTTTGTGAAGAGATAGCACAAGTACCTCAACCAGAGCTATCACTTGTTGGTGCATTAGCATTAACCAGTGTCACCTGTGGTCGTATCTATAGAACCAACATGAATAACTTTTCATCTATGTATTTCATGGGTATAGCTAAGTCAGGTCAGGGTAAAGAGAATATAAAAACATTTGTAGAGTCAGTTTTAAATGCTTCAGACCATGACAAGCTTGTTGTAGGAGATGGTTATACATCAAGTGGTGCTGTGCATTCGGTATTAAAGATGCGACCAACACAGATAACCATAATGGATGAGTTTGGTAAAAGATTAGAAGCCATAAGTAATTCAGGTAATACCAATAAAGAAGATGGCATACAAACACTTATGGAAGCTTGGGGTCGTTGCCATGGTACTTTGCGACCAGATAACTATTCACTTATGAATGTCCAAGAACAATACAAAGAACAGATGATGAGCCGTGTGACTCACAAACCAGCAATTACATTGGTTGGCTTATCAGTACCTAAGAATTTTTACAGTGCGTTAAATGGTGGCAGGATTGCAGACGGGTTCCTAAACCGTTTTGTAGTCGTTGAATCTACAGAGCCAAGGAGAGTGGGTGAACTCAAAAGATTCAAATCGCCACCAACCTCTATTGTCAACTGGGTAAACTATGTTAGAAGACAAAGAGGAACTATGAGTGATCTATCCAGGGATAATGCAGAGTTAGATCTTGATCAGATAGTATTAAACTTTGACAGGGAATCAGAAGAGATCCTACAAGACTTTGCTAGAGAGATAGTTAAACGACAAGATATACTTGAAAAAGATAACCTAGAGCCTCTTCTAAGCCGTTCTAAAGAGAAAGCTATGCGTATGGCATTGTTATGTACTCTAGCAACTAATGCTGATGCTATGACCATCACAGGAGATGTGACACGTTGGGCTGTAGATTTTATTAGATACTATGACTTGTTGTTCATAGAAGCATGTAGAGACAAGGTGGCAAGTAGTGCAACCGAGTCTAAGATTAAACAGGTACTATCATTTATTAGATCCAGGAATGGCGAGGGCATATCTAAACGAGAGGTAGATAGACACGAACTATTTAGAAGTATGAAGTCTTATGAAGTAAAAGAGATTATTGAAAGGCTTAAGAACGCAGGAGAGATACAAGAGGTTGAAATTAAAGTTGGTGGTAAAGGCAGACCAGCTAAAAGGTTTGTAGCTGTAGATCCTACCTTCTTTGAAGATAACTAAAGTACAGGTCTACCAGCTACCTGTTCTGCAAAGTCTAATCTTTCTTGCGATAAAGGATCTGTTGGTGTTTGTGGTGTTTGTACTGGCGTTACTTGTGGTAGTCCTGGTAATTGTTTAATTGGTGCAGTTACTTGGTTTCTTAGTTGTTGGGTAGCATTAGATATTTCTTCATCTGTAATGCCAACTGCTGTTTTACCCAAGTTTATACCCTCATCTATACCCTCACCTATAAAGTCGACAGTTTGTTCAACATAAGTGCCGTCAACCATTCTAACTCCAAATTGTCTTGCCGCTCTTTCAACTCCTTGAATCAACTGTGCAATTCTACCTGGATCTGTCTTAGTTAATAACCCAACTAAAAATGAATTTTCAAATACCTTTCTTACTATTGATAAACCTATTAAAGCTGGTAAGGTTTGTAAAGGTGCAAAAACTACAGCAGCACCAAGTCCAGCAGCAACCAATCCACCAGCACTACCACCTCTACCACTTTCACCCTTAGTCAGCACATCTATTTCTCTTTGAAATGCACGCAAGCCTTGTGTTACTTCTTTGCCAAACATAGCTTCTAGTGTTTCATCACCATAACTGTTAAGGGCTGTTTCTAAGTTACCAGGTTTAAATATATCGTTAATTTTACCCTTACCATTAAAGTCAACTGATCTTTTAAGCAACTTCATCATACTTGCCTGTTGTATGCTGTTAAAAACATCTGCATCAACAGTGCCTTTTAAGTTATTAATTACAGTAGCATTTCCTGGTCTAAATATGGTATCTGTTGTAGCTTCTATACCTTTTTCTGGTAGCTGTGATATAGCTCTATTAGCTCTAAATTTCAGGACTTTTTCAGATTCATTGGCTAAATCAGTTAAACCCCTTATAAAAGCCTTGCCTTGATCACTTGCATCTAAGCCTATGTTTGTGCCAGTGAAATCATCTACAAGATCTCTTAGTTGTTGTGGTTTGAGGTTAGGTTGCACTCTATTTATATTTCTTATAGTTTCCCTAACAAGTCTACCGCTTGTATTACCAACAGTATTTCTAAATAAAACATCTAACTTGCCGTTGTTCATCATATCTTTATCAAAGTTATCAAACTGTCTTGCAAAGGTAGTAAAGTTAATCCTTTGTGTTTCACCATCTGTAGCTTTATATACAGCATCATCAAAAAACTTCTTCTTTAATTGTGCTTTTAACCTACGTTCTGTGACCGGTTCTTTACCTATAGCTTTTAAATATTCATCATAGTTTCTTGTAGCTCTAAATAAATCATCTAAATCTTTAGCAGATCCACCCAAGAATACCCTTTGATATATTTCATCTGGTGGGTGTGCACCTTTAGATGCGTTAGAGATAATTTTTTGTATGTTTAAATTATCAAATGGTTGCATTCTTTGTGCATTTTTTCTGTTTGTATCACGCAATAAATTAAGAGAGTTTTTAATTGTTTGATCTTGCTCTCTTGTCATAGTTATACCTTGACGCTTTAATCTTGTATTAATAGTTGCTAATGATTCTTTAGTTAAATCAGTCATTATGCTTTTAGGATTATCAACACCATAAGCATCTATAAATCTTTTTAAATCATATAAAAGCTCTCTTTGTGGTGTAGGCAATGGACTTTCTTTTATATATAAATCTAAATCCTTAACTAAGTTTCTTAATTGAAACAAACTTATACCTTGACCTTGTTCTGTAGCTTTTGGCGTAGTCATTTTATAAAGTTCTTTAAACTTTTCTTCAATTTGTTTTATTGTCCCACCTTTAACATTAGGATCTTGAATACTTAAATCGTAACCAGGGAAATCGTCTTGAAATGATTTAATTCTAAATAAAGACTTTTCAAAATAAGTATTAGCAGTATCATTAATTGTTGCATTTATGGTATTAGCTACAGCTTGTTCTTCACCACCTTTGGGTACAGTAATATCTTTAGCTTGCATGCCTCTTTCATCTAACTGTCCTGGTCTGGCTCTTCCAACTAATTGTAGTTCGCCAAAATCATCTTTTTCCATTTTAAAGATACTACGCATATCTTTCATAGAATTATCTATCGCTTTGTATTCAGCACCCATTTCTCTTGTAACAAATGCTCTAGCTGTTGACACAGTTTCTTTTATGGTTTCACCAAACTCTCTTCTGCTAGGTATGTTGCCGTAATTACCTACCTCTAAAGCATCTTCAGTAACTTCTTTTAATAATTCTTCTAATCTATTTGTTACATCTGTTTCTTTACTTCTTAAGCTTTGTAATTTTTCATTAATAGATTCATCAAGCCTGCCTTTTTGAGATTGCGATATGTAAGAGTCAAGTGCTGCTTTTTCATCTTTGACACCACGCATGATGTAATTGAGTTCTGCCATAAGATATGCAGCATTTTTTTCATCTCTGTTATTACCTATAACCTGCTCTGCAATACTTTGACCTCTTCCTGGCAACTCTCTCTGGAGTGTTTGTTGTGAAGGGACGGCTCCAGTAGTTTTATCCATTTTCCAATTAAATTTCTTAACTTTGCCATCTTTAATAGCTTTTTTAATTTGTTTTTCAGTTGCCTCTTTACCAAGTTCAACATCAAGTTTCATCACATCAGCGACAGATCTATTTTGATTTTGTTGAAATAATATTCGTTTATCAGCGGTAGGAGCCCTTGCTCCTAAAAATGTTTGATAAATTTTAAATACACCTTCACCTAGACCTTGTGCTACAGATCCCAAGACAAATTCTTGTTTATACAAATTATTAATAGCATCTCTTTCTTGTAGTTGAAATCCCTCTAAGGTTTCAATAACTTCTTCTTCAACAGCTTTACCACCAGCACTACCAACACCAGCCATAAACATACGAGAAAACACTGGTCTTTTGCTTATAAATTCAAGACCTTTAAGGACTTTAAGCTGTGGTGAAAAGGCAGCAATAGTACCTATAATAGGTCCAGCAACTCCTGCAAAATCAGAAAGATCTCCTGTTTTTAGATTAAAATCGTTTTCATCTATAACAGTATTTTTGTTAATTATTGAACCATCAGTAAGTGTTTCTGTTTTAATAAGTTTGCCAAAACCAAGTTGTTTCATACCATAAGGTGTCAAAGCTATTTGACCTTTTGTATTTCTAGTAAAGCCTTGTTCACCTACTTCATTAACTAATATATTATCTTGTTCGGAAGCTGTATCTGATTTTTGTGTTGCTTGTATGATGTTTGTAAGAACTTTGTTTTGTTCTTCTGTGGTTTCAGCCATGGCCAAGTTTCTTCTTAACCTTTTATTATCTACACCAGTTTCATAGTCAAAAAAAAGCTCGTCATAGAAAGGGGACATGGCACCTTGAGCTATCAAAGCTTTTACTTTTTTTCTTGCTTCATCGGCATTTTTTGCCTCAACTGTTTCTACAACACCTGGGGCAATTTCTACATCAAATATTTGCATTATTCTTTTGCAAGAGTTATTTTTCTTCTTCTTGCAGTTACGTCAGCATATTTATTTGAATAATCTTTACCAACAGGTAAGGTACTAGGATCTTTTCTTAGTGCTGCAATATAATTTATTAAACTATCATTATTTTCAATTAAGCTTAAACCATAATCACCCTCTTCTGCTGCAAAAGTAAAGTTAGTTTGTAATCTGCTTTGTGCTGCTTGTATATTAGTTAAAACACTTCTTTCAGTTAAGGATAATGTTTCAAGAACTTCGATAGGATTAGTTCCTAATGTAAGGCTACCAACTAATTCATCAATAATTTGTCTATCTAAGTTAGATATAGTTTTACCAGACTCACCAAGAATTTCACGAATGTTTGCTTGTTTAATATTATTTAATAAAACTTTTGCTCTGACTCTTGGCTCTAAATCTTCAAACTTTTTACCTGTTTTACTAGGCTTACCATTTACATCAAAAAATACACCTACTTTCTCTGTTATTTCTCCAATAAATGCTTTCACTGAAGACGTATCTTCATTTAAAACAATTTCTTGCACTCTCTTTATAGTGTTTAAAGTATTGCTACCGCTAACTACCTCATTGTAATCAGCGTTCATTTCTTGTGCATTAGTTCTTAACAATTTCTTTAACGAAGTTTCAGGACCACCCGCTGCTGCTATTTCAGCTTTCTTTTCTTCTATAGCTATAAGTTTATCCATTTCAGCTTTTTTTTCATCCGCAGCTATATCTCTTGCAGCTCTTTCTTCCGCAGCCTTTGCAGCTCCTAACACCAGACCTGGACCCATTTGCCCTGACTCTGCCAAACCAGCTCCAACATTTCTTATAAAGTTTAAGAATCTATCAGACCCAAAAAATCCTGGTTCGTTAAGTTTTTTAGATACAGGATTACGAGCTGTATTAAAGTATTTATCGGGATCAATTCCTGCTGCCTCTAGTTGATTTATTACTTTAACTTGTTTTGCAACTTGTGCTTTTTGATCATCTAAAGCATCCATGCCTGGTAACTTAGTTTTATCTAACTCAAATTTTAATTCATCTGGTGATAAGCCTTCAAACTTATTAGTTGTTTCTAATAAGCTATCAGCTTCTGTTTTATTTAGATTAAAACCAGGTGTTTCTATGTCATTTAGTAAGCTTGTAATCTCATCTACATTTACATCTGCTGGTCTTTGTATGTCTTCTTCAACAAATCTATTTTCTAAATCTATTCTTTCTTGTTGTAGCTCATCTAACATGGGAGTTATCGGATCTGTAGATGGATCAAAACTTGGTGCCATTGTTTGCATAGCGTCATAATCAGCTTGGCTTACTTTACTTCTCATGTCTTCATCACGGAAATCAAAACTAGAACGATCTGTAGGTGCAGATGTTAAATCATCAATAGCACCAGTAATCGGGTCAAGTATTGATCCATCTCTTTCTTTTACCAAACCAAGCATGCCTCTTGCTCTATCTTCATCACTAGGCACATAACTTTCGTAAGTTGGTTTAAATAAATCTATGCCACCCAATCCAATTGATGGGCTAAATTTTTGTTTACCACCAAAGTTTTTAAGACCTTGTATACCTGTAATCTCTCCTACAGCTCTTGAAACTCCTCTAATATATGGTTCAGTGGCTCTGGCTACACCAAATCCAAGATCAGCTATGTTCGTACCAATGTCCTCACCCATTTGAAAAGGACCTATCTGTGGTGCATCTCTTTCTTTAAATTGTTGTAATATAGTCATTACAGCAGGACCTTTTTCCAAAGAAGAGTCTGACAAAATTTTATATGGATTAAATCCAGGTGTGTTAATAAAATCAGGTCTAACGGTTGTTATTTGTCCTGTTTTTTTGTCTAAAATATCATAAGGTCCTAATGCATTTGCACCACCACCAGCTTGGAACATTTTACGATTCATAAAGTTCATTAGGTTTGTCCTTGTCTTGGTGCTAAAGCACCGTAGGCACTAAATGCTGCACCTAGTCCTGCTGCTGAAGGATCTGTTGGCATACCATACTGTGAATCAATCTTTGTGCCAGATGCTTGATAACCAGGTAGCATAGAACCAATTTGTCCTAGTGTTTGCATAGGTCTGTACTGTTGTCCAACCTGTTGTTCAAATATTCTACCTAAACCAGTCTCAGCAATACCTCTTCCTATACCACCATATCCAGATAGTTCACCTCTTTGTCCTGCTCTCATTTGTTCTTGTGTCTGACCTATACCACCAATCTGGCTTCCGTATCCAGCTAATTGTGATCCTAGTTGTGATGCAGCACTTCCTCTGCCAACACCTATACCCATAAGTCCTTGTGCTCCGGTTCTCTTAGCTGCTTGTTGTCTTGCAAACTCACCTAATCCAGTTGCTTGTGCACTTTGGAAGCCTTGTGATCTTATGTTGCCTAATGCCTGTGCTAAACCTTCTCCTAGGGACTCTCTACGTTCTTCAGCACCTAGTCTTGCTCTACTACCACCAAAGGCACCAGAACTAATTTCACGAGCTCTTGAGGCTATATCTTGCTTATCTCCAGCTTCCATTACATCTTGTATGGTTTTTTGTACCACTGCATCCTCGTAAGGATTGTAGAACTGCTGAGTCATGCTTGGGTCATAAGCACCCATAGTATCTTTGTATATTTCTTCAGCTTGTGTGTAATAAGGATCTTGTAGTTCTTCAGCCCTTCTTGATTGTGCTATAGCCTGATCTACTAAATCTCTATTTTGTTGTAGGAATGGTTCAAAACCACCAAGACCAGCAACAGCTTTTTGTCTTGCTAATAGCTCTAATGGAGATAAACCTGCTGTTTGTTGTAATGGTACGTCACTACCAATTAAGTTAGCACCAGCTTGTTGTAGTTGCTGATAGAACCCTGGTGAATCTTGTGTACCAAAGTATAAAGATCTAATTAATGGGTCTGTTAGTGTCTCAGATGTAGCTTGTTGTAATAACACAGGATCTATTGCACCCATAGGCATTTGTGTTTGTGTAGGGTCTGCTCCAGCCGTAGGCGCCACTGCAGCTGGCTCGGTAGGAGCAGGTTGAACTGGTGCTGGGGTTGCTTGTAAAGGTGGCCCAGGAAGTCTAGCCATATCATCTGTAGGTGCTTGAGGAGGGTTGTTTCCAACTCCTGGTTTTGGTAATCCAGGATTATATAAATCACTTAAATAGCCGCCTTTAGGTATTTCAAGATTACCACCTGGGCCGTAGCTACCAAATCCTATTGGAATACTTGGGCCTGGGTTCTTCCTTAACTCTTCGAGAGCGTCTAACGTAGCTTGTGAAGGCATTTTGCCTGTACTAGGTGCTGGGGTTGCTTGTAATGGTTGTCCACCAATTTGTCTATCTAAACCATAATTACCAATTCTAGTATTAGGGTCAAGCATACCTGTGTCTGGTGTTGCACCAATGCCTCCAGGGCCTCCGATTGACATGAAATCACCACGCTTGGGTGGTAGTAAGTCTGGTCTTATTGATATAGGTCCACCAGGTCTTTCTGCTGGGCCGCCTTCTGTTGGCCCTTCTTTATATCCTGGAGGTGGTACGAAGTCACCTAGTCCGCCAGTAATATCAATATTCTGTGCTACCGGAGATATGGATCTACCCAGAGGATCTAGTTGAAGAACTGGTTGAGGAGGTCTGCCTACAAAGTTTTTTCTTCCCATATAATCTTCAGGTTTTAGTTGATTTTCATTTTGTGGTGGTGCTTGTCTTTGTGATAACTCATCAATTCTTTTTTGCATATCTGCAAACCTAGTATCAAAAGCAGATAAGTCTGGTGCTTGAGGTATGTTAATACCGCCTCTTATATCTTCTATAAGCTTTTGTCTATCAAAAGCAGGTGCTTGAGGTATATTAATTCCACCTCTAATGTCCTCTATTAGTTTTTCTCTGTCAAACGAAGGTATGTTAATTCCACCTCTAATATCTTCAATCAAAGCATCTCTATCAAAAGAAGGTGGTTTGGGTATATCAATACCGCTTCTAATATCTCTTATCAGTGCATCTCTATCAAAAATAGGTGCTTCAGGAACTTTTATGCTTCCTGTTATGTCTTTAAATAATTCATCTCTTAAAGCATTTCTATCAAAAGATGGTATGTCTTCTTTTCTAGCAAATCCAGATAGGTCTGGTGCCTTGTACTCTGGTATATTTAAATTATCTAGTCTGTCTGTTAATCCAGCAATACCACTTTGTAGGTTAGACGGATCAAACTGAGGTAAATTACTTAGTCTATCTTCTATACCACCAATCTGAGACTGTAAACCACTAGCATCAAACCCAGGTCTATTTTTGTTTTGCTCTATCATCTGTCGTAGAGCAGAGTCGTCAAATTGAGGTATGTTGCTTAGTAAGTTTTTGTTAGCTTCGATTTGTGATTGTAAACTACTAGGATCAAAGCTAGGTATGTTGCCTATACTTCTTTGATTATCCTCTATCATTCTTCTGATGGCAGAGTCGTCAAACTGAGGTATGTTGCCTATCATATTTCTTATATTTGTGTCGTCATAAGAAGGTATGTTGCCTATTTGTTTTTGTAATCCACCTATCTGTTGTTCTAGTTGTGATGGATCAAAAGCTGTTGGCATATCGCTTTTAGTAAGAAATTGGCTTGTATCAAACGTAGGTAGATCTGATTTTGTAAGGAATTGGCTTGTATCAAAGTCCATACCACCGCCAAGACCACCAATAGACATTTGATCTCTGCCCGTCATTTTAGTAGGGCTACCTATAGGAGCCATAATAGATCCTCTATTAAAACGCATTATGCTTGTCCTATTTTGTTAAAATTCTCAAAGGTTTTCATAAGTTTGTCCATATTCTTTGCACCTTTCTGTCTGTTTGGCTCACCATTTGGTATTAATTCTATACCTGTTTCTGTCTTTGTTACTTTAAATCCACCTAAACCATTGTTAGCAGCAGAGGTCATTACAAACTCACCATCACTTAACATAGCTGGTATGTCATCACTTTTACCTGTTCCTGGACCTATAGAAGGACCACCCATACGCATATCTAATTCGTTAGCCATTACTGATCTGCCCATTGCAAATTTAGGTCGTAGTTCTTGTAAGCCACCCATAGCAACATTTTTTCTAACACCTAAGTCAAAACCTGTAAATGTAGGAGCTGGCATAAGATCTGGTCTTACAGATTGCCTTATATCTTTAAGTCCACCTTCTTTACGTGAATAGTCATCTTTAACAGCTTTACCGTATAAAGCAGCAAGGGCAGCCATTCCTAAAGAACCGCCAAGACCTCCGCCTCCACCAAATAAATTTCCAAAAGGAGATCCTGATGAAGCATTAGCTTGAGCTAATAATTGTTGATATGCCTGTGGGTTTGCAGCTATTTGTGCTGGTGTCATTGCCTGTAATGCTTGTTGGGCTTGTTGAGCTTGACCTGATGCAGCAACCTGTCCTGGTGTGCCACTCCCTAAACCAAATTTATTTGCTAATCCTTTTCCAGCAGCAGGCCCACCTGCATAAGTAGATCCAGTTTTTCCAAACATACCACCAGCTAAAGGGTTTTTTAGTCCTGCCATAATATTGCTAAATCCACCAAAACTATTACCTGTAATTCCTCCAGCTATTGAAGATATACCAGGAATACCAGCTCCAGCTAAAGGGCTTAAAATATTTGATCCTATAAAGGTTCCAGCTTTTCCTAATGCACCGCCTATGCCTGGTATTTTTGCAGCCAGTCCACCTAGACCACCTAATGCTCCACCGAGTGCTGTACCAACTCCAGGAATAAACATAGCAACGGGGGCTACCTTTTTAACTACTTTCTTTAAACTTTTACCTAGCTTCTTAAGGAAGCCAAACTCTGCCATACCTGTAATAGGGTTAATAGACATGCCTTGACCCACAGTATATTCATTGGGATCTAGTCCAGCAGACATCATTTCTCTTTTAATTATTTCTTGTGTTTGTGGAGAGATAACTGGTGGGACTACCATTTCTCCTGGTGCTACGTGGGCAAGCATAGAATCTTCTCCTCTTCCTAAACCTGCTATGCCTTTATTTGAGTTGTCTATTCTATTCATGCTCTATTATTCCTGTAAACATTTTAACCAAAATACTAATAAGTATCTATCTCCTGATTCTACTGCAAGTCCTCTATGCATATGAGTAAAACTCGGAAAAATTAGAGCGTGGCCTGTAGGTAATGGCTCGACTGTACCACGTTTCAAAAACTCAGTTCCGCCACCTTTGTACTTTCCAGTGTTCAAAGGAACTACCATACTAATATCAGCACTTGCATCATGATGCCAAGCACCTTGTTTTTTATCCCTTAAATTATAGTTTGCTATTTGTATTGCACCACTGTCTACATGGCGATTCCAAATATTCAAAAATATAGGATTGCCTATAGTATATATCGTTTGCATCAAAGATTGAAAGATTTGCGGGCAATTATCTTGAAAAGTTATTTCTGGTATTTGTCGTAAACTATCTTCTTCTGGGTTAGGTACAAAGCCAAAATGGTCTTCTAAATTCTTCATTTCATCTAAAAGTATGTCGCAAAACTTTTCAGAAAAGAATGGCACTGTGTACACATCTTTTAATGGTTCTTCAATAATTTTGTCTAACTTGGTATCTTTTCTAGGCTCTACGCCACTATCTTCGTAAAAACTAACTATGGGTGCTATAGAGTCTTTTACAGCATCA